GCTCTGGCTCTGGCTCTGGCTCTGGCTCTGGCTCTGGCTCTGGCTCTGGCTCTGGCTCTGGCTCTGGCAAATGCTCGGGGTCAAGCACTTCCTCGGCAAGCCCCATCCCGATCAGAGCTTCTGCATACTCGTCCAACACAGCACGGGTTTCGTGCTGGTCGAAGTTACCGGCGTGATAGTGCGAGAACTGACGCAGTGCGCGAATTTTCTTCATGATCATAGCGGGGCAGTTTCCTGCCCCGGCCCCTTGGCTGGATTATGGGGTTGGGACGGTGAAGGCGCCCTTGATGATCGCGCTGGTACGGTAATGGGCCAGCGCCAGGCGCTCTTCGCACAGGATGGTCAGCATGTTCTTCACGAAGTTGTCACGGTCTTCGCGGCTGATCTCGACAGTGGCATCCATGCGATCCCAGACCTGGGACGCCAGATCGAAGCCGCCAACGGTGAAGGTGCCGAGTGCTTGTGCCTTGGTGGCCACCACCGGCAGCCCCCACATGACCTTCGCGGCGAATGCTGCCGGACCGCCGAAGATGTAGCGTCCTTCCGCATCCTTCAGCAGCGCGATGGCATGCCAGTCGCGAGGGTTCAGGATGATGCCCGAAGCCTCGAACTCTGACTCGCTGGTCTGGAAGATTGCGTGGGCAATCTGGTCCGCGCGGGTGTCGCCGGTGGCATTCAGCGCGGTGTCGTACGCGGTGGCCACTTGGTTCAAACCGGTGAGGTTATCGCCAGTGCCATCGCCATTCAGCAGCTGGCCTTCTTCAACCAGGGCCAGGCCAAACAACAGGCGGTTATTGACGTAGGACTCGAGCATCGGCGCATCGTCCATCACCTGCCGGGATGCCTGGATCCAGTGAGCGATGGTTTTGACGTTCGCCGTTTCCTTGGTGAAGGTCAGGTTGGATTCAGGCTTCAGAGTGCCTTCGGCCACCGGAGCAGCGCTGTTGGTGAACACGTTCTCGCGAACGTATTCCAGCGAGTTCGAGCTGATACGCCCTTGAGCGAGCAGGTCTCGGATGGTCAGACGGCGGAGGCCTGGCATCAAGATGCCTGGATTCACCTGCGGCTGAATCAGCGCACCAGCAGAGGCGGCGCCGCTGCCCAGCTGCTTGTCGAAGCTCTTCACATCAACCTTGCCCGAGGACTTACCGTCCCAGGACTTCTTCAGATCTTCGGCCGTCTGGGCCGCGAAGCTCTTCTTGGTAGACGGGTCATCAGGATTGTTACCGGCCAGCTTCTGCTCGATGTCGAACAGACGGGTTCCGGCGGTCTTCAGTTCTTCCTGAACGGTCGTGAGGTCTTCTTGCAGCTTTTTGCTCACGGCACCGTTCTGTTGAATCTCGGTTTTCTGGGCGTCGAACAGCTCCTGCATGCGGGTCTGCGCGGTTTCGATCGCCTTCTGGACTTGGGCCAGTTCGGACATGGTTGGATCCTCGGTTCAGAGTTGCGGGAAGGTTTTCAAGCGCTCCAGGAGCGCGGCGATTTCAGTGGGGTCGCCGCTTTCGGAATCGCTCCGAACCGCGGACTTAATGCGGGCGATCAACGCCTGCGCTTCGGATTTGGAGAGGCCGGCGGATTCCCTCAGCCAGTTCTCCGCATCGCGGATGCTCTCAATGGTCTCCATGCTTTTGAGCGTAGAGACGGTGGCCGCTTCATTGGCCGGGAAGGTGCAAACGCTGATCTCGCTCAAGCGCGAGACGTTGCGGAAGGAGTAGCCAGTGGCGATCGAGGTAACATCCCCCTTGGCCGCACTGAAGCCGACCGACATCCCGCCGACTGTGCCGTGAACCATGGCGGCTTTGAGCGCTTCGGACTGGGGGTTCCCTGGTGTGAGCTCACCGCGCACATACAGGCCTTTACTGTCCTCGGATAGGTCAAGCCACTTGCCCACCGGAATCTCGTTGCGCCGGTGGTTGAAGAACATGGCCACGGCGCGGGACTGAGTTTTCAAGGCCTGGGCGAAGGCGCCGGGCTCGATGATGTCGCCATCGCTGTCGACCACGCCGAAGACGCTGGCATAGCCTTCGAAAACGCCTTGAGCGCCGTCGTTGGCGAACTTGATTGCGGCCTGATCGAAGGCCAGGGTTTTGCAAACGCTGGGCATTTGCTGCCTCCAGAAAGATCAAACCCCGCTTTGAGCGGGGTCTGGGTTACCGAGTTGAGTGATGGGCACGTTCTGTGATTGCCGGGTGGCGACATCGCCTCCAGCCAGGGGCGGCATGTTGTCCAGCCGCCGAAGCTCGTTGATGGTCCGGAGGCCTTTATCGGCCAGCGTACCCATGAAGGATGCTCGGGCAGCTGAATCGCCCCGCAGCAGGCCATCAATGTTGTGCTCCGCGTGGTACCGCCCAACGTCGCTGGGCTTCAGCAACCATCGCTCAATGGCATACTCCCAGCGGTTGAGGTAAGGCGACAAGGTGTACTGCAAGAATCCAAGGTTCTGCTGCTCGATGCCGGTGCCCCAACTGGTCGACTTCTCGACATCGCCCACCAGATGCGGCGGCACCCCGAAGAACCGGGCCAGCTCACTGACCTGGAATTTACGAGCGGCCATGGTCTCTGCGTCCTGAGGGCTGACGCCGATGGGTTGAGTGGTGAATCCGCCCTCCAGAATCCACAGCCGCTTTTTGACGGGCCCGCCGGATATCTCCTTGAAGTTCTCTTCAACCTGGGCGCGCTGTTCTTTGTTAAGCACCTTGCCCTCGCCGGTCATCAGCAACTGAGGTGACTTGGCGCCGTTGGCATAGAAGTCGCGCTGCTGGTCTTCCATGGCAACGGCTACCCCGGTGGTCTTGGCCGCGAAAGCGATCGGTGACAGCCCCACAAGGCCGTTGAACCCGAACCCCTTAAGGTGGAAGATCTCCGATGCCTTGAAATCCGCATATTCGTTGTCACGGCGGTACCGGTAGACCACACGTTTGTTCTCCAGGCGCACGTCCATGTTGACCGACATGAGAGGCGTGAGGCTGATCACATCCCCGACGCTGTTCCGCTCGATCAAGGCATACGCGTTGCCGTAGAAGCACAGCTGCATGGTCATGGCTTCGCGGAACTCCACCGCGGTCATGAACTGGTTTGGGCTGAATCGCAGAAGACGGGCCAGCGGGTTGTCGATGCCGACCTTTCTCCGGTCATCACCGTTGGTCTCGAAAACATCAAGCGGCAGGCCGGCCGTGACCGTGGAGATCAGACGGACGCATGCGAACACCGTGGATATCTGCAACGATCGCTCGTCGCTCACGACCGAATCGCCCACCACCCCTGAGGCGGACACTGGCCCGTTCTGGGAGCCCTTCTCGGGCGACACTAGGCGGCCGCCGACAAAGAAGCTCGCCATGCGCGCCCAGAATGGGCTGCGGGTGCGCAGGTCAATGCTGTAATCGGTGTCTGCCATCACATGCTCATCGGTCTGGAAAGGAATTCGTCGACAGAACCCTGAGTGTCCGCATTGGCGAGTACCCGGCCTATCGTCATGATCAGCGCTACTGCGCCGTCTATCTTGTTGTCATCGCCCTGCTTTATCGGACGGACAACGTCGTCATTGCCGGGCAGGTATTTACCGATCACGTTGCCGATACACCAAGTCATGATCGGGTTGCCGTCATGGTGGAAACGCCCCGCCTCAATCGCTGCCTCCAATTCCTTCATGCCGTCGGACATGTTGGTGTAGTTCTGGGTGATGGTGATCGGATTGAAACCCTCATCGTCCAGGTCATGGCTAAGGCCAGTGGCACCGTGCGGGTCGATCGGACACTCCCTGATCGGCGCCAGCTTGTTGGCTTCTTTGGTGTCTTCGAGAATTTCGCGGTAATCCACCTCTGCGCCTGGTGTAGCGGTCAGATGACCGGTATTTACCCAGGCCTGAAAGCGCTCGGCCATCCGCTTGTTGTCCACGTCGTTAGCGGTGTCCTCAGGAACCCAGAAGGCCGGAGCCACGCTGTAGTAATGGATCTTCCCGTCGATCTCGCGCCAGAACAGCCTGGCTCTAGAGTTCATGTCGAGCTTGCGCGCCAGGTCGAACCCCGCCATCCACTCTTGCCCCTCGAAGTGCTCAAGCCTGAGCGTCTTGTCCTCGCAGGCCTTCCAGCTTTCCATGTTGAAGAAGCCGGACTTGGCGCTCACCCACAGGTTCAGGTGCTTGGTCTTGAACGTGTTGGTGAAGCGCGCCGAGCGGATCGCCCGGGCCAGCTGGCTCTCCAGGTATTCCTGAAACACCGACACGCCCATGCAGGGGTTGGCCTTGGCCAGATTCTTCGGATCGGTCCAGTCGTCGCCCTCGTCGAGCGTCCAGATGTAGCCGAACAGCTCGTCGTCCGGCACGGTGCCGTTGAGCATCTCGATGACCTGGCGGCGCTTGTCGTAACACGGCCCCTCGATGTTCGCGCCGGCGGTGGTGATGATGAACATCAACGGCTGGCGACGAGCGCCCATGCCGGTGAGCATCGTGTCGTACTGGGCCGCGCTGTCGTGCTCGTGGTATTCGTCGATGATCGCGCAGGACGGCGACGCACCATCACCCGGGTTGCCAATCAACGGCTCGAAGCGGCTGCCGTTCGACGGGATGTTCAGGTTTGAGGCGTTGACCTCGATGCCCGCCGCCTCGATCAGCATGGGCGACCGGCTGACCATTAACCTTGCAGGACGGAACACCTCCCACGCCTGCTTCTCGGTGGTCGCACCGGAGTAGACCTCGGCGCCGAACTCGTTATCTGCGGTGAACATGCTGATGCCAACGCCGGCAGCGATCACCGATTTTCCGTTCTTGCGCGGCACCTCCCAGTAGCTCTCGCGAAATCGCCGGTATCCGCCCTTCTTCCGGACCCACCCGAAGGTGCAGGCCAGTCCGAATAGCTGCCAGGGCTCTAGGGTGATCAGCTGTCGCTTGAACGCCCATTCGCCCTTGGTGTGGGGCAGCAGCTGCATGAGGCGCAGCTTCTTCTCGGCCTTGGCCGGGTCGAACTTGTACGGGTAGTCCTTCGAGCGGCTGGACGCTACGTCATCGAAGTGCCGCTCGATCGCCTGATGGATGAAGAGGCAAGCGGGAAACTTTCCTTTGAGGACGGACCTTGCCCACGCCATCGCCTTGTCGACGTTGGTGTATTTGGCTCTGGCCATCAGGAACTCAGTAGGGCTGCGAACTCGTTGGTGGATTTCTGCTTGTTGCCGCCGATGATTCGTGTGCGGCTGGCCGGGTCCAGGCCTAGCATAGAACCGAAGGTGACCATCTGGCGCATAGCTTCGTTTGCGGCAGTGAGCGCCGGGTTTTTCACCGGCCCGCCAGTGGCTCCAGCCACCACGATGCCGTGAGCGATTACCGATTCCTGCGCCCTTCGCCAGTTGCCGTAGGCAGAGCAAAAGGCCTCGACGTTGTGCATGTCGGTCAGGGCCAGAACCTTGGCCCGGAGCAACTCTGGAACCAGCATTTCCCAAACCCGAGTCGCGTGTTCACACAACCATTCGGGCGGGTCAACGTTGGTCACCAGGGCGAAATCAGGCTCGTCCCTGTTCAGCTTGCGCTTGCCGGGATTGCCGGCCAACGCCTTCTGGGCCGTGGGTTTTGGGCGACGGCCGGAGCGCCCGGCAACCCCTGGCATCGGCGCCTCCACTAAACTTTATATTTCGCGGGTGTAAAAAAACGATTGAGGGCGCGGTGTCCGAGCGAAAGAGCCTGAACTTTTGACCCTCCCCCTCCCCCACAACGAGATTTCGTCTCATTTGCGCCGTTTCGATCATTTTTTGATCGTTTTCGACTCCCGCTGCGTCTTGGCCTTGTGGCAGTCGCGGTTGATCGCGCGGAGGTTGTCGTCATCGTCGGCGCCGCCGTGGGCCAGGGCCACGATGTGGTCCACCTCATGCGCCTCACGGATGCGGCCAAGCTGTACGCAGTCGTCACACCGACAGAGGTACTGGTCGCGCTTCAGGATTCGTTCACGCTTGCGCCGCCATGGGCGACCACCGCGGCCTGATCCCTTGCGGGTCGCCCAAGCCTTGGCCTGCTCGGCAGCCAGGTCGGCATGACCATCGCAGTATCCATTGGCATTGCGGTGCAGCGCTCGACAGCCTTGCACCCTGCATGGTCGCTGAGGTCTCAACGGCATGGCACACCACTCAGGTAGGTCTGAGGAGGCGTATCAGGATCAACTCCACCTTCATGCGCCAGGGCTTCGATCAACGCCAGGTTCTGGGTCGCGATCTGTTCGAGCAGGCTGGTCTGCTTCTGCTGCTGTTCCAGGATCTGCTGGAGTAAAGAGATTGCTTGCTCGCTCACGGGCCACCTTCATCCACTTGTTGAACCATTCGCGCCGGGCGGCGCATCCGGTGCAACTCATCATCCTTGAGCCTTGCGGGACAGGAACAGGTCGGAATAGCCGCGAAGCTTCTCCACGCCCATGAACCCGACCATGCCGCCAGCAAAGGTGGCCATGCCCTGCGGCAGGCCCATCCATTCGAGCAGCGGCACCAGGGCCAGGGTGATGAGGCCACACAAGGCGCCCTCCAAGAACATCTGCCGCCGAGTACCGCCGCCATACACCACGCGGAGGACGGCGATCGCGACGGAAAGGCCAGCCGCGTACAGCTGAGGCTGGTGGGCTAGCACCCAGGCAATCAGGGCGGCCCACAGGCCGGGATCTTTCTCTGGCATATGGGCCATCTCGGTTCCTCCCTTTTCTGGGAGCGAAAAAGAAAAAGCCCCGGCAAGTACCGAGGCTGTTTTTACGAAGCTAAAGCGGAGAATTTGATCAGGCGAAAATGGCGCCGCCAATAAAACCGATGGCAACCAGAATTACATCCGCCGTGAAGAGCGCCTTGTAATCGGGAAGATTCCTGACTTCACCAAAGGTCTCAGCGACAGCCGGAGCAAACACTGTATAGAAGCCATTAGGCACAATTGCTAAGAACGCCAAGGCGCCAAATAGCACCCAAAGGGATGAAGATCCAACAGAGTAGTTATTTTTACGCCATCTCAGGATGGCAAAGGTGATCAAAGCGGCAAGGAACAACACCCAAATATGATCGATAGCGCCGTGAATCACGGCGACAATGAAATTGAATTCCAAGACTGCGGGCTCCTGCCATTATCAATGAGGGCTGAATGACATCACATCGCCACCTCAAAAACAACAAAGCCCGACACAGTGGTCGGGCTTCTATGGCTCACTCCTCAACACGCGCAGGAATGACAGGATGGCGATAATTTCTCTCACTCTCTCACTGCTGTCAACAGGCAATTACGCAGCGTCTTTGATCAGCAGGCCCTCCGCCTCCAGGATCAGTCTCACTTCAGCCAAAGCGTCACAGATCATTCCATCCAATTTCTCCTTGATGCCTGCCCTCCAGCGATAGCGCGTTGGCTCCGATGTGGCCTCCAGGTCCCATGTGTTCATGTCGTAGAAGCTTTCCGGAAGGATGATCAGGTCTTCAGCTAGCGCCTCTGCTTTCTTCCGCTCAGACTGGCCGGCAGCAAGCGCAGCATTCACCAGACTCTCCCGACGCCATTCCGGCGCATCCAGCGGAATATCTACCGCTACCGATCGCGGCCCTTTACGACGTGCGCCCTTCAGTTTCGGAATGGCCCAGCTGGTCACCGCCTTGTAAATGAACAGTTGCGGCGCAGGGCTGGCGATCAGCGGCGCAATGGCCGTGATGCCCTGTAGCCGCTTCGCCTTGTTGGTGGCGTACTTCGCATTGAGGGCGCTCCAGTGGCGAGGAATGAGCAGGTGATGCAGGCGCGCCGCCAGCCAGTAATCCACCTGAGCCCGGTCAAATCCTCCTGAATTCCCTCCCAACGAAGCCAGACAACCACCCTCCTCCTCTGCCGACTTGTAGAGCTTCTGCCATGCCTGGCCTTTCGCAGCACCTTTCTCCCCTGCCGCCAGAGCGGCAACTACTGCACCCGATACGCTTTTATAGATCATGTCCCTTCCCCTCAATCGCCGGTGTAGTTGGTGCCGCCAGCGCCGCGCTGGTTGCTTCCCTGATATGTCGCCTCAGGCCCGGATGCCTGAGGGTTCTTCAACTGCTCGATCTGCCGGTTCGCGGCCTGCAGCCTCATGCTGAGCTGGGTCACCAGTTCATCCAGGGCCAGAGCCTCGCCGGTTGAAGCCACTACCCAGCCTGAGGCGTTGCAGTGGTCGCATGGCAGTTCGTGAAACAAACCCTTGGTGACCGCTCTCCCACGGCACAAAGGGCACTCTTCCAGATCGATCACGGCCTTCTTGAAGGCTGGGCCGTGGGTCTTCCTCATTGAGCCTCCATCAACTGCTTGTGGATCTGGTAGATGTCGTCACCGTCCAGGCACTCGGGCTGATGCTTGACCCAATACGCCCCGCCTGCGCGCATCCTTACTTCCAGTACCCGATAGCCGTTGCTGCTGTGAATGTGCATCGCGCTGATGTCCGCCGGATTGACGGCAAGTTTGGATCGCTTTATCAGCTGAATCAGCATTTCGAATCCTCGCTAATTACAAATTCGGCAAGGTCACTGGAGCCCTTGTGTTCCGCTGGCTCGCCGTAATTCTGTGAAAATTCGGATAAGGCCTTGGTAAGGCCGTGAATGGCACCAAAGCCGATGCCGTCTAACCAGGCGTGCCACTTCTCCAGGGCTGCCCGGCGTTGCTGCATGGCCTGGGTGTGGATGTAGGTGCTGGCGATCTTGCCCAGCGTGTGGTTCAGCAGCATCTCGCCGATGTGGCCGTCGATGCCGAGGTCGGTCCAGGTGGTACGGGACACCTTGCGCAGGTCGTGGCTAGTCCACTCGCCCTGCCCCAGCCGGGTGAACACCATGCTGGCCTGGGTCTCGCTCAGCGGCAGCCCGCGCCGGTTGGGGAACAGGTAGACGCCCTCATAGCCCCGGGCCTGCTGGATCGTCCGGTACCGGGTCAGCAATGTCGCCACTTGGACGGTCAGTGGCAGACGGTGCTCGGTGCGGGTCTTGGTGTTCGCCGCCGGAATGAACCACTCAGCGGCGGCCAGGGAAATCTCGCTCCAGCGCGCCATGCGGGTCTCGCCGATCCGGGTACCGTGGGCCAGCATCATCAGGGCTAGCATGGCGTCCCCCGGCTCCAGCTCGAAGGCCTGGGCCAGTTGCTGCATCAGCTCAGGCAGCTGTACGCCGCGCAGCCGGGCCGCCTTGGGCAGGATCCGGGCCTTGGTGAAGTCGTTGAAACGCATCCCGGCCATGGGGTTGCGGTCGATCAGCCCCAGCTGGAGGGCCTGGCGGAAGGCAGTCAGCAGCAGCGCGAACATCTGCCGTAGGTAGGACAGCGACACTTCGGCCTGGCACGGCCACATCAGGTGCTTGTCCAGCGCCTCGGCACTCACGCTGGCCACGGCCAGGTCATCCAGGCGAGGCTT